GGGGATACTCCTGGTGGAAAAATGAATTTTGCGATGTTTCATAATGGTGTTCCTGTGAACATGAACATGGGCTCTACAAAACCTACTGCAATCACCAAACGGCTTGAAATCGATATTGATCTTGTTTTGATTGGCGGCAAGGTACCCGTCGAATACGAACGATGGGTTCTCGAAGGCGGTGTCAAGCGAACTGAAACGACGAAAATCTACGTGGACATTATTCAGGGCATAGATAATAATGAGACTATTGTCGTGAAGGATGTGGGTAACATCATACACGACAATTGTATGGGGGATTTGAAGGTAATCATTCAGGTGCGCAACGACAGCGAGTATATCCGAAACGGTCTCGACCTTGTGGTTGATAAGACAATTTCTTTGAAAGATGCTCTCTGTGGATTTTCATTCGAATTAAAGTACCTGAACGGGAAGACCTATACTATCACAAATAAGGAGGGAAGTATTGTCGTCCCCGATTTCACCAAACTTATTCCTAATATGGGTCTACAACGGGGAGAGGCTCGAGGCCATTTAATGATTCGGTTTCAGATTGAGTTTCCCACTAGTTTAGATAGTGATGTTATACAGAAATTAAAAGACCTGTTATGATGCATTTACATGTAAGGGTGGTACATAGTCATATTTTCTGCTTGCTTCGCTCCTGCATTGTTGGCTGCGGCGGTGGCAGCGCCAGTTGCTGTCGCCGTGGCGCCCGTATTCGACCCGCCTGCCTTTGTAGATGTGGTCGTCTTTGCATTTCGCATTACGTGAAGAAACATAAGCACGATGCCCAAAATGATGAGGAATGGAAAGAGAATGAGGAACCAAGAAATACCCGAATGTCCCTTGTCACACAGGAAGTTAAGGAAGTATGTCCAGACTATGTTCATGAAGAGGTGCCACATGGTGGCGAGGAAGTGTGTAGAAGTCGCTGAGAACCCAATGGTGGATAGAAGCGACATGCCTAAATATAGTTGTGCGGGGGTGCATAGTTCAGCTGGACTTTTTAACTGCATGCCGATTGAACAATTATAGTATACACATCTATTATTTTTGATGATACTATAAATAAATGTTTGCAAGGATATAAAGATGTTGTGAGGTTGTATTGTATATCAATCATATGAGTGCATATTCTACGCAAAATGACCTATTAATGACTAACCTACTTGCCTTCTATAATCGCGACGAAAACCTACGAACGATGTTACGTGTTGTTGCTGGAGAAACTCGGGTGTCTCTCCGAATTGTTGATTGGTTTGTTACAAATTATGCGAAGAAATACTATACTGTGTACAATATTTCCGCAGATCCAGCTACTGGTGCGTTATCTCGTCGGTTCAAGGTGTATACCGACTACAAACTCAAACTAAAGGCTTATTCAAAGAAGCGGTTCGATCCGTTTTGTCGCTGGGATCGCATAAGCATTCCATATACAACCCATTCGTCTGTTCAGACCACCATTGGACAACTCAACTTTTTCAAGTGGATTATTGAATCTGATATAATTCAGTATATTGAGGACCATTATGATGAGATCGAGGCCGATATGAACAATCGAAACAGTACTTCGAAAAAGCGTGACAAACCTGATGTGGGAGGAGGGACAGTATCTGGAACGAAAACCCGCAAGAAACGTGAAGAGTTGTCCATTTCTGCGACAAAGACAATCAAGACTGAGAACGTGGAGATTGTGGTTTCATTTTCTTAGAGGCGAGTGAAAATGTATGTGCAAGTAATTAATTCATATACGATACTGTTTTGAAACATTATCGTATAAATAGTGTGCAATATGAGTACGTAATAATAGATTATCATGGGTGGATTACATTCTGTACCAAAAATAGGGTTCGAAGATATCATAGACACCGTCCTTAAGAATAGTCATGCGTTCGCACTGATCAATACTCTCCCCCCTACTGAACAGGACTGTCTTATCACAGGCACGCTGAGCGCTTTTTCCGAAGAAAGTGTGATGAACCAGTTGATTTCGTCGAATAAGTCTCATTACATAGTGGTGTACGGTCGTAACGCAAATGATCCTACACTGATAAAAAAATATGAACAACTGACAAAGTTTGGATTTGTCAATGTACACGTGTACCTTGGAGGTATGTTTGAATGGTTGCTGCTACAAGAAGTGTACGGCGTCGAAACATTTCCAACCACATCCAAATGTTCCGATTTATATAAATATCGTCCTGCAAAAACATTGGGTATATCGACCACCAGAACATACCCTCTGTTGATGTGATATTTCAATCAAAATTGAAAGTGTAATATAAAGAAATACGATTGCAAAACCTATCTATATCAACCATGAGTTGTTCCGACATGAACGTATCACTTGTTTCAAGTGATGGAGTTACATTTTCAGTTCCATTAAAAGTTGCAAATTTGAGTATTTTCGTTAGTATGATGACAGATGGTTACGATACGACAGGTGATTATGATGCACCCGATTATGAGTTTGAAAGTATCCCTATTTTAAGAGTACCTAGCAATGTGTTAAGCATGATTATTGAATTCATGAAATATTACCACACCGACCCCATGATAACCATCGAAAAACCACTTATTTCCAATCATATTGGAGATGTGGTCCAACCATGGTACGCCATCTTCATTGAACGTGTAAAACATGAAAACATGTTATACGACATTGTTAATGCCGCCAACTATATGTATATCCAGTCCCTATTAGACCTGTCATGTGCTGCGGTTGCGACGTTAATCCATGAAAAAAGCGTAAGTGACGTAATGAACGAGTTATATATTACAGCATAATAGTGTGGATACTATTTCAATATGATTGTATGTTTTTGTGTTACTAGTCTATTTTTGATTTGGATGTTTCGGAATCCGAAAACCTAATAAATGGGGGCGTATCCCCCTCATATGTAGGTAGGGGTTATGTTATTTCTGATATTTATGTTTTGATGTATCAACGTATCAATCGATATGGTAATGGTAGCTAATAAGATGTTCGTCATCGTTCTATTCTGTGGATACGCGGCAAATAGGTAGATTATGTAAATACCTAATATCAGTAACAAATTATGCATAATACCTTCCCATTTTCCCCATTCGTAAAATTGTTGTATGTATTTTTCTAACATTGACTGTTCGGTATATTATACTATGTGGAGAGAAAATAATATATATTAGTATTTGTTTAGGCACTATAATTATATTACGTATTTTTGTATGGCCTCATTCTATTTTCGATTTGAATATTTCCGACTCCGAACCGAAAGGACTAGATGAACGGGTCCCCTGTATTTTGTTGGTCACCTGTTCGACGATTTTGTTGATGCGGTACACCCAATTGTCGATAATTTGCGGACATGTATTGATATTCACATTACCGTCCAATACTTGAATATCACACTCCATTTGCATCATCATGTTATTATGGTAATCTCCACATGCCTGTAGGTATTTCAGTGGGATGCCTGCTTCTCCGTCGCGTCCGCGTTGCGCAACGCGTTCCAAGCACATGGTTGGGTCGGCTTTTATGTATACGATATTGGTGACATCAAAATCATCAACGAATGTATCGAACCATTTATTGTATATCTGGTAATCGACACTCTCTATTTTGTTGTCGTCATATAACATCTTAGCGAAGACATATTTGTCTGTATGAAGACACCGTTCTGATATAAACACACAATCAGGATTTTCACGGATCGCTTTACGGATGGTTGCTAGACGAGATATATACGCCATCATCTGAAAAGAGAAGGAGTATTTTTCTTGATTTCCGTAGAACTTCTCCAACATTGTGAGACCAGCCTCGTCTCGTATGGTGTTCCAATCGTCAACCGGCTCCTGTAGGAAGACCACGTGAGGCAAATCCGCAAACGCTTTTTTGAGTTCTGTCATCAATGTAGATTTGCCTGAACCAATATTTCCTTCAATGGAGATAATGGGTGACTTCTGTAAGGGTAAAGGTGATGATGATGATGATGATGATGACATAACGGATCTTTGGGATATACTATAGTATGAGTGAATATGTTTATACAGATTACTCTAGACGAGGATCAATTCTATTTATGATATATGGATATATGACAGAACATTACATGTCTGATAAATTTTATTGTGTATATATTGTATACAAAACTACATGGACAACGTCATTAACATCAATCCGAATAAACCTCATATATTGACAACAATACCTTGGCTAGATGAACTCCCAAACACACTGTTGTATATCGCGACGTATGGGTTATCTGAAATGCTCGTGCGAACATATATGCGACATCGTCCCATTGTAGAAATAATATACCATCTTCTGTTACTAGTTTTATACTACTATGCTCATATGGCAATGAACTCTTATAAGCAGCAACAATATGATAAGCAGTATCATAAAGCATAGTCGATTGTCGATTGTCGATTGTCGATTGTCGATTACTATCAAATATGTGTAATATATGACCTGTTGATAATGCAACAACCTTCTGGAATACAATTCCATCACGAGTTTGAGACGGTATTGAAGACGTTTGGAGTCGTTTCTTTGTGACGGTAGGATAATAGGTCTATGTGATCTAATACAAATTGAATTAATCCGTCCTACTATCCTAATAAATAACAATCATATACCCTATAGAATAGTTCTCGAAGTAATTTTAGAACATCATGGATCTCACTCAAGTAAAACTAAACAAGACCGAATGGGACTCTATTGAAATCCCGTTGCGTCCTGAAGAACTTCGCATAGTCAAGCTGATTATGAGCGGATACACCGACCTATGGATTAAAACCAATCACAATACGTCACTTGCGTCTTATCTCCGCCTTTCAAACACGATTGATGGGTTGGACGATTACTTATTTCAGGAGTACTTTGAAAAGACAGTACAGACAATTGACCCTACATTGCTTCCCACCGTTCGCAAAGTGAAATTGAGAAAAGGGGATCTTATGAAGATCAACCTTAACAAGGCAGATAACCTCGCAATATTCAATGTGTATGAGACAAAACTATTAGAACTCATCCGTAACATTTGTAAGTCTCATGCTGAGCGCAAAGAGTTCCATGTTGACTATTTTACATTACACAGCCTTCGACAAAATCTTGTCACAGGAATGAATATTTACGTAATCAACTGTATCGACACTCTCCTCGAACGCCACGCAGACAAGGTGTCAATCACCAAACTTGTCATGGACGCACATAACGTCATTGAGAAAAATAAGATGCTTATTCACAATGAAGATACTACCCTATACAGTCACCAGCGTGATATATTCCAAAAACTACAAAACCCTGATATGACAACCCGTGTCGCCACCTATATGGAGGCTCATTCAACATATAAGACCGCGCAAGAGGCGTTTATAAAGGCCGAACAGGCCGACGATGATGACGCATTCTATGCCGCAGAAAAAGCACAACACCTTGCATCAAACGAGGTTGATAGAATCCAGAAACCAACATGCGCCAACCTAGTACTTTACACAGCACCCACAGGTACGGGAAAAACATTGACACCACTTGCACTCTCACAGGGATATGCAGTTATATTCGTGTGCGCTGCGCGACATGTAGGCCTCGCCCTTGCAAAAAGCGCGATTAGCGTGAGCCGCAAGGTGGCGTTTGCATTCGGGTGCGATAGTGCAGATGATATTCGACTACATTATGCGGCAGCGTCAGTGTATTCCATACATCCTAGAACCGGTAAAATATGGAAGGTGGATAACAGCGCTGGCGAAAAGGTTCAGATTATGATTTGTGATGTCAAGTCCTACTTATGTGCAATGTATTATATGCGTGCATTCAATCCGATTGACAACCTCCTTACGTTTTGGGACGAACCCACCATCGGATTAGACGTAGAAGACCACCCACTTCATGAACACATTCACAAGTTATGGAGCGAGAACATTGTTCCTAACGTGGTATTGTCTTCAGCTACTCTTCCAACCGCTGACGAAATTTCTGAAACTGTAAATGATTTCGACGCGCGGTTCGGAACTGCAAGTGGTATGACCGAAACATGTCTGACAAGCATTAGTAGCCACGACTGCAAAAAGACGATCCCATTGATCGATAAGGCAGGGTTTAGTGTAATGCCACATTACCTCACAGAT